CAATTAAAGCAAAAGCTGTTGACAAACAAGTATTTTATGTCCACGGTGGAGTGGATGCAGACGAAAGAGAAAAGATTAGAGCAATTACAGAAAAATCTGATGGCGCTATTATCGTTGCAAGTTATGGGACTTTCAGTACAGGCATTAATATACGGAACTTGCATAACATTATTTTTGCTAGTCCTAGTAAGTCTAGGATAAGAAATTTACAATCAATAGGTCGTGGTCTCCGACTAGGAGATAACAAGACAAATGCAACTTTATATGATATATCTGATAATGTATCTTATGGAGAAAAAGAAAATTATACCTTACAGCATTTTAGAGAAAGAATAAATATATACAACGAAGAAGGATTTGATTACGAAATCCACAATGTGGAATTAAAGGAGTAATATGGCACCTAAACCTAATGAGCTAAATCCTGATGGAACTACAACGGTTAAAGTCGTTAAGATTATTAACGGAACAGATGTTGTATGCGTGATACCTACAAATAAAGATACAGCGAATTCGCCGTTGCTGACACTAGATAAACCATTGGAGATTAAATATGTACCTCAAATAACTAATTTGGGTATTAAAGATTATATTGCCTTGGTTAAATGGGTAGGATACACACAGGATCAATTGGTTACTATTCCAAAAGATAAGATACTTACAATAACAAACGCTAGCGATGATATGATTAAGTCATATAGAGCCGTTGTTGGCGAGTATCATATTGGTGATAAATTACATAGACGAGAAGATAATCCGAGAACACGAAAATTGATGGACCGAGAAATAATGTCCAGAATGGAACAAGATGAATTAAATAATAAACTTGATGATATAATAGATGAATTTACTGATATCCACGATGACGATATTAAGAAGAAAACTATTCATTAATAGTTGCTCTATAGACTCTATCTCTCAGCGGCAACACGCTGAATATATCATATAAAACTAATCCTGTCAATAAGCCATACCAGGGACCGAAAAAAATAGTTAGGTTATTGACTCTAACAACAAAATATAGTATAGTGAGAACATAATGACAAAAGAAACAATTTCAGAAAAACCCAAAAGAATTAGAACTCCTGCTAAAAAGGAACACTATGTAAATAACAAAGTGTTTTTAGAAGCAATGATTGAGTATAAAGATAAGTGTAATAAGGCGAAAAAGAGAGGCAGAAAAAATCCTCCTGTGACCAATTACATAGGTGAGTGTTTTTTAAAGATTGCAAACCATTTATCATATAGACCAAACTTTATCAATTATACATTTAGAGACGATATGATAAGTGATGGTATTGAGAATTGTTTACAATATCTAGGAAACTTTAATCCCGAAAAGTCAAACAATCCGTTTGCTTATTTTACACAAATAATCTATTACGCATTTGTACGAAGAATACAGAAAGAAAAGAAACAAACAATTATTAAACATAAACTAATTCAGGACGCAAATTACGATGATATGACTTTGCAACCAGGAGACGATAGAGATTTTAAGAATCAATTTACAGAATTTTTACAAAAGAATCTTCCTATGGAAGAACCAACATTAAGTAAGAATAAATCAAAACCAAAACCAACTAAAAAAAGAGTTAGAAAAGCGAAGGCGAATTTAGAAGACTTTATAAAGTAATTATATTATGAAAATAGCTTTGTTGAACGATACCCATTTCGGTGCTAGAAATGATAATCCTGCGTTTGTAAAATACTTTAATAGATTTTATGATGAAATCTTTTTTCCGTATATAATACAACACGACATTAAAACATTAATCCATTTAGGCGATGTTGTTGATAGACGAAAGTTTATTAACTTCAATACTGCTCATAACTTCCAAGAGAACTTTTGGAAAAGATTGTGGAACTTAAAAATAGATACACATATTATACTAGGTAACCACGACACATATTACAAGAATACAAACAAAGTAAATTTCACACACTTAATCAAAACCTTTGATGGTGAAAATGAACCTTGGATATATGATAAACCTGCTACGGTTAACTTTGATGGTTTAGATATATTATTATTACCTTGGATATGTCCTGAAACAGAAGAAGAAAGTATATTTGAAATTGATAATTCACACGCCGAAGTTGCTATGGGTCATTTAGAAATTAAAGGTTTTGAAATGCACAAAGGACACTTTCAGGAAGTTGGTTTAGAAATGAATCAATTTAAAAGATTTGACAAAGTATTGTCTGGACATTATCATAGAAAATCAGATAACGGAACAATATATTATTTAGGAACTCAATATGAAATAACTTGGTCAGATTATCAATGTCCAAAAGGGTTTCATATATTTGATACAGATACAAGAGAACTAACGAGAATACCAAATCCACTTACTATGTTTGAAAAGATTATATACAATGATACAAAACAAAGTTATGCCAATATGGATATAACAGATTATAAAGACAAACATTTAAAAGTTATAGTAGAAGAAAAAACAGACCCAAATCAATTCGGAGAATTTATTGATAGATTACACAACGAGATTAACACACACGAAGTTAATGTTGTAGAAGATAGTTATAATATTAATGCAACAGCAGATAGTACTATATTAGACCAAGGAGAAGATACTTTAACTTTCTTACAAAATTATATTAATAGTTTAGATACTGAATTAGATAAGGCAAAAATAAACTCTATAATGAAAGAGTATTACCAAGAGGTACAAGATAAGTGATAATATTTCATAATATAACTTGGAAGAATTTTTTATCAACAGGTAATACTCCTATAAGTGTTAATCTAGCAGAACAACCAACAACATTAATTATTGGAACTAATGGGTCAGGCAAGTCAACCTTATTAGACGCAATATGTTTTGCTTTGTTTAACAAACCATTTAGAATTATTAAGAAAGAACAAATGGTTAATAGTATTAATAATGCTGATACTCTAGTAGAAATAAACTTTAGTGTAGGTCCTAAAAAGTATAAAATTGTAAGAGGAATTAAACCAAATATATTTGAAATATATAAAGATGGAGTTTTAATTAACCAAGACGCAAGTAGTATAGATTATCAAAAACATTTAGAACAAAATATAATGAAATTGAATTATAGGTCTTTCTGCCAAGTTGTTATATTAGGGTCCTCTCTTTATGAACCATTTATGAAGATGAGGTCAAGGAATCGTAGAGAAGTAATTGAAGAAATATTAGACATTAAAGTATTTCAAAATATGAACTACTTATTAAGGAGCAAACAGCAAGACCTTACAAAAGATATTACTACATTAAGACATCAAGTAGATTTGATTGAGAATAAAGTTGACCTACAAGAGAAACATTATAATGAATTACAAGGTAGAGATACAGACGCTATATCTAAAAAGAAAGAAGACATAGAAAAAGCACATAGTCATAAGAGAGATTATATGACTAGAATAGAAAGTCTTAATAAAGAACTTAATGAGAACGAACAGAAATTATTAGGCAAGACAAAGACAAAAGATAAGTTTACACAATTACATAAGTTAGAAGCAAAGATAGACCAGAACTTAAAGACACATAAGAAAACATTAAAATTTTTTGAAGACAATACTAATTGTCCTACTTGTACACAGGAGATAGAACAAGGTTTTAGACAGACAAAAGTTAATGAGGAAAAGGACGCTGTAGTTAAACTACAAGATGGTTATAAAAAACTATTAACAGAAATAACTAAAACAGAAGAAGAAGTATTAGGATTTGATAACATTGCAGGTAAGGTTAGAACTATTGAAACTAATGTTGCAAAATTAACTACTTCTATTGATGAGATTAAAAGACATACAGATAGAATACAAGATGAGATAGACAAGTTATCAGTTGAGGATGCTGGCGGCCTAAATATAAAAGAAGAAATCGCTAAATTAAAAAGAGAATTAGTTGACGCAAAAGTACAAAGAGATAATGTTATTGAGGAGAAAAAATATATTGATGTATTGAGACAGATAGTAGATGATAGTGGAGCAAGAGCACAAATTATTAAAAAATATTTACCTGTTATGAATACTCTAATTAATAACTATTTACAAGCTATGGACTTCTTTGTATCATTTAATTTAGATGAG